AAAAAATACGGCGTTAAAAGTCAAGCAATTAAGCGCCGTGTGAAGATCAAACGCTCTACCGCTGTAACTCATACAGCGGTGCTTGATTACCTTGGGCCAAAAGTGGGATTGGTCAATTTTTCTGCCAAATCGAAAAAAGTAAAAAGCGGTAAGTTAAGGGGGCGAAAGGTTACCAGGTTGCGGGTCAGCGTTAAGGTCCGCAAGGGCAAGAGAAGGAGAAACCTGATATCCGAACCAGGGTTTATTGCTAAGGGGCGAAACGGCAATTCTCATGTTTTTACCAGAACTGATGATGCAAGGTTTCCCATCCGCTCATTAAAAAGCTTGTCGATACCGCAAATGGTTGGGAGCAAGGCTGTAGTTCAAGAACTGCAGGTTGATGTTCAAAAGGATCTGTCTGAGATTTTCCCTCATGAACTGGAATTCTTTGCTGGAAAATTGGGTGTTTGATGATTACACAAATTAGACAGCTTATTGATGACACGGGAAAGTTCAAGTCGGTACAGCTTGCCACGAATACAGAACCCCTGGAAGACTACGACGAAGAGACTCCAACCGCTATTGTCTTTTTCGGGGATACAGGATTCTCCGAAGATGAAAATGCAATTCAAGTATCCCAGCTAAAAAGTATACAAATAGCTGTCCTGCTGATAGCTCATGCTGATGATGTATTCCCGCTGGAGCAAGATATCGAAAAGGCTGTCGTTGGGTATGTGCATGATGATCACTACAACCCAATGGTTGCCGTGCAATACAAGAACTACAAAATCACCGACAGCTATTACTGTCGACACTTAACGTTTTCAACCAGTACTGAGTTGAACACAGCTTACTAATTCCCGTTATACATTCAATAGGTGGGCAGATGAAACGTTGGTTTCTTCTGGCGATGTGCTTTGCCTGCGCGTCTTGTAATGATGCGCTCCTGACATGGGAGCCCTGTTATGAGCGAGAGGATGGTCAGGTCTTGCCGCTGGATGAAATCGATCACTTCGTTTTGTACGTGGCTAATAGTCACAACGAAAATATTGATATGCATGCAACAGAATCCAACCAGGTCTTGGCCATGGATTTCGAAGATTTGGACCCAGGGGTTTATCACTTCTTTTTGACCTGTGTCGACTCCGAAGGTAATGAGTCACAGCCCAGTGAGCATGTTACTAAGTGGGTGTTTTTTTAGCCGTTCGCTGTTCTCGGCAAACGGTGATTTACCTTAACTTTATCTAAGTAGGAGCTTTCAATGCCCTCATTCAAAATGGTCGATGGTAAGCCAGTGCTTGTTCATCGCACAAAACCACGAAAGCCTGACGCTGAGAAAAAGCGCCAAGCTACTGCGGAAAAGCAATCTGCAAAGAAAGCAGAAAAATCCACCGGAGGTGACAAAGCATGAGTGCGGCTCAGTTGTTTCAGAAAAAAATGGTGCGTGTTGACATTGAAGATACCTACGGTGAAGAGAAGGTGCCTGGCAATGAAGGCTTGGTTGTTACCAGTAATCTAAATGTTCGTCGTCTTGAGGGTCAAACAACCCAGCGAGATATTGACCAGCCAGTATTGGGTAATGACGAAACGATCCACACTTCGTTTTACTCGATGGTCAGGTTCGATGTCGAAATTGCTTGTAGTGGAACAGCAGGGGATGCGCCAGGTTGGGGTAAGGTTCTGCTTGCATCGGGTTTTGATGAAACTGTGATCCCTGGAGTTAGTGTGGAATACACGCCTGCCAGCGATAGTTTTGACTCGGCAACACTGTATTATTTTTGGGATGGCGAGCTGTATAAGCTGATCGGGGCACGCGGTAAAGTCACGTATTCATTGAACCCCTCCGATATCCCGAAATTCAGTTTCGAATTTACTGGTTTGCATGAGCCTGTTGGTAAAGAGCCATTGCCCGCTTACGATGGCTCGGCATTCATGAAGCCACTGGCTGTTAACTTTCAGAACTCTACGTTCAGTATTCATGGATACGCAGCACCGATGTCGGCCTTTTCCTTTGATATGGGCAATGAAGTGATCTATGACAACTTGGTTAATGACGAACAGGTCTTCATGGTGGACCGTTCGCCAAGCGGTAGTGTGTCATTCACAAAGCCTGATATCGATACGCTTAATCTTGAGCAGAAAGCCATTGATCATGAAACGGGTGCACTGTCATTTGTTCATGGGAAAAATCCTGGTCATATTGTCGAGATCCAGATGCCCAAGGTCCAGCTTCTAAAACCGGATTTTCAGGAACGAAACAAAGTTATTTCGGCTCAGGTGAACTTCAATATTCTGCCTGATCAGGGCAATGATGAGGTGAAAATCATCGCTCGTTAATGTTTATCGATTTCAGATAAGCCCTTTGCGGCTGTGGTTCGAGTGACGGAATCCAGCCGCCTTTTTATTCCCGACAAACGATAGGGAGAAATTAACATGCTGGTAATTGGTAAGCCCCGTGAAATAAAAGTTAACGTAAAGATCGTTGTGCCTGGCGATTTTGGTGAAAACACCGAAGCGGACTTTGATATGACTGTTCTTCAGATGGGAGCTACAGAAGTCAAGAGTCTGATTCAAAAAGAAATTGATATGAAGGCCGATATTGCTGCCGGAAAGGTTCAGGAAGAGGACGCTGAATATGATTTCTATGACCAGTCTATGAGAGAAAAAATCACCAATATTGATGGGCTTCAGTCACCTGATGGAACGGCGATTCCTTTCGGCAAAGATGTGATGGCTCAAATGCTGGACACATCTTATATCCATAACCCGATGTTTCAACGTTTCATGGACGTTCAGCTGAATAGAGCTGAGTTTGCGGAGATGAAAGCAAAAAACTAATGGATGCCGGCGCCTATTGGGCTGCTGGCGATTCCCGTAGTAACGATCAAATAGAAGACGAGTTGAAGGCAATGAACCTGCCTGCAGCGTTCATTGATGACATTCGCCCACAGGAGTTTTACTTGTGGCACGATCATGCCGTTGCCTTTGACGTGTTTCTGATGTGCCAGACGCAATGGAACATGGTCCAGGGTATTGGCATTACCGGCCTTAACTACGTGGCTGTGTGCAGCGTTATGGATGCCGTTGGCATCAAAGACAGAGACAAGGTGCTTAGGGACATTCGCCTGATTGAGAGTGGCGCACTAAAGACCATCCAGCAAAACAAGAAGCAGTGACATGGCAAGAGAGACGCAATACAGATTCGGTTTAGTCATCACCGGTGACTCAACCGATGGTGTAAAAGCCTCTTCTGACATGCAGGTATCTCTTGACAAAACAGCAAGTGCTTCAAAGCGTTTTGATCGTGCCCTTGATAAATCGGAAAAATCTGCTGATCGCGCAACGCGTTCAAATAAGAAACTGGCCAATCCCAATGAGGAGTTGGGACGGTCGCTTAAAACGTATGCTGGACTACTAACCGGCGTCATCGGTACCGGTGCTCTCGGCGCCTATATCTCATCCAGTGCTCAAGCCGTTGCGATCAACAAACAGCTGGCCGATTCCCTGGGCATTAGCTTTGAGCAGTTAACGCGCTACAGTATTGCCGCGCGGCAGGCAGACGTTGACAGTATTGAATTCGCTGAAGCCCTGCGGGACATGAATGTCCGCCTTGAGGAGTACATTGCTATCGGCACCGGTGAAGGTGCTGATTTTTTCGAGCAACTCAATGTTGATATCAGAGACTTCCAAGGACTTTCACCCGAACAGCAGCTGATCAAAGTCGGAGAAGCGCTTTCTCAGGTTGCTAATCGTGGTGAGCGATTGGTGTATCTTGATCAGCTGATGGGTGATGTGGGTGTCCAGTTAATTACGTTGCTGGATAACCAGGCTGCAGGCTTTAAGCGCATTGTTGAAGCGGCTGAGGATTACGATACTTTATTGTCTGACGTGGATGCTGAGGGCATTCGCCGGGCAAAGATAGCTGTCGATGATGCGGCTGATTCCTACGAGAACCTGGTCAATGTGCTGACTGGCCGCTTATCTCCTGGCATTCAAAGCGCTGCTAATTCATTTTCTGCGTTTGCCAGGGATTCGGAGTCTGTTGAGTCCACACTTGATACCGTCATCACCATTGCTGAGCTGGCGGCTATTGTCATTGGTTCAAAATTGGTTGCCAGTGTTGCTCATTACTCGAAAGAGAAAGCTGCTAATAGACTTGCACTGATTGCAAGTACGAAAGCTCAGTTAAATGATGCCAGGGCTTCGGAGTCAGCAGCGAAGGCAAAACTGGATGCAGCGGCAGCAGCGAAAGTCCAAGCCAGAGCTGAACTGGATAGTGCTGCTTCGACAGCTCGCGCAGCCAGGGGGATTGATCTCTACGGGTCATCGCTGAACAATGCCAAGGTTGCCAATGAGCGTTACGTGCAGACGTCAAAAGCGATGTCTGCTGCTAATGCTTCGTATACCGTTTCAACGAATGCGGCCACAGCTGCCCAGACCAAATACAACAATACTGCTCGCCTGGGTACGATTGCCGTCAATGGTTTGAAGTCGGCAATGGCTTTTCTGGGTGGTCCTGTTGGTATTGCCCTGATTGCCGGTACATCACTGCTTACATTTGCCGGTAACGCGGAAACGGCTGAAGAGAAAACTGCACGGCTTAAGCTTGAAGTTGATGAGCTGATTGGTAGCTTTAAGGCGTTATCTGTCGAGCAAATCAATCAGGAGATTAAGCTACTTCAGAAACAGCTTGTTGACCTTGAAGCGGTTCGCAGCGCCGCAGCCGAACGGGCATCCAAGATTTCTGGCGCCGGCAGGCTGAAAGGCCTGGGTGCTGACATTGATGAATACCTGGAAATTCTCAGTAAAGCGTCATCTGAGTCGGAGGAACTCGCTCAGAAAATCGCGCTTTTGATTGAAGAGCGAGAGAAACTCAAACAGCAAAATGCCGCGAATCAAACCAAGGAAGAAGAGGAGGCTGCGCGCAAACTGACTGAGGCGCAGCAAGAATTACTTGATGCGCTATTGCCATTGGAAGCTGCCCGGCGTCAGTACCAGGAAGACCTGGAACTGCTGAACAAGATTGTTCCAAAAAGCACCGAAGAGGAGAAAAGCAAAGCTAAAGCGTTGCAGGAGCTCAAGAAGAAATACGAAGAGCTGCTGAGCCCTGAAAAGAAAATTATTGCTGATTTGAATCAAGAGTTGTCGCTGCTGAAGTTGACCGAGCGTGAGCGGCAGATTGAGATACAGTTGAGAGAACTCTCTGCAAATGCCACAGCAGCGCAGAAAGAACAAGTACGCCAACTGACTGCCGCGCTTTATGATCAGCAGAAAGCAGAGGAGGCAGCCGAGAAAAAGCAGGAGGAGATCGAGGCTGACAAAGAGCTGCTGAAAACGTTACGTGAAGAACGTGAACTATTGAAATTGACCGAGCGCGAAAGGGCTGTAGAGGTTGAGTTACGTAAGCTTTCAGCCAATGCTACAGATGAGCAGAAAGAGAAAGTTAAAGCCCTGGCTTTAGCGATATTCGATGAGCAGCAAAAAGTCGATGCTGCGTCTGTGGCTTGGACCCGTAGCCTTGAGCGTGTTGATGATGCGTTTCTCAATCTCTGGAAATCGGGCCTTGAAGGGTTTGATGA